GTAGAAGCAATAATTGCTATTAGACAATTGACTTTGATCTATAGCAAGATCTTGCTCCCTTGTAGTCCAACAAGGGAAAGAGATGCTATGTCGGACTATGTGAATTGTGACATGGAGGTGAAAGAAACCGATTCCTTTCTTCAAGATTCGGATTACTCCGATTTTGAACGAATTGCTCGGCTACTGTTCGGATCTGTGTTCTCGAAGCTAGATCGTATGATCTACGACGAAGATGTAGTTCCGAAGCATGGACCAGGTGCCACGGCTGAGAGACTAATGGGAAACCAGAAGTATCTCAACCGGGTCTGGACCCAGCGTTTGCAGAATGTTTTCTCTTTCGAGAATTTTCTGCTTCCAAACCCGCGTTATGCGAGCGAGGATGCTGTCACCTTCCTGGAACCTGGATCTGAGCAACCTGTTAGGGTTATATCAGTTCCTAAGACGCAAAAAGCACCACGTATTATAGCAATTGAGCCGTCTTATGTGCAATATGCACAACAGGCGATTCTTGAGCCAATGATACGTTTGCTCGAGAGCGATTCTGTTCTCAAGCACTTTCTGGGCTTTAGTGACCAAATCCCTAACCAGGAGATGGCACGAAAAGGCTCAGAAGGTCTATCTCTGGCAACGCTCGATTTGAGCGAGGCCTCTGATAGGGTGTCTAATCAGCTCGTTAGACGCCTAGTTTCCTCCTTTCCTCACTTGCTTGCAGGATTGGAAGCGACTAGGTCCCGTAGAGCTGACGTTCCTGGCCATGGCGTTATACGCCTAGCCAAGTTCGCGTCTATGGGTTCTGCACTTTGTTTCCCTGTGGAGGCCATGTGTTTTCTTTGCATGATCTTCCTGGGGATTGAGCAGAGTGCCAATACCCGCTTTACCTCTAAATCGGATTTTCTTCGATATAGAGGCCGAGTGCGTGTCTACGGGGATGATCTCATTATCCCTGAGGACAGTGCTGAATCAGTGATACATTCCCTTGAGTCTTTCGGGACTCGAGTGGGATTGTCGAAGTCTTTCTGGATCGGTCGATTCAGAGAGTCATGCGGCAAGGAGTATTGGAATGGACATGACGTTAGTATCGTCAAGTTCAGACGAATGTTCCCTGCATCACTGTCGGACGGACCGGAGTGCATCTCAATGGTGTCCTTTCGCAACCAGCTATATTTGGCGGGTTGCTGGGACACCGTGAAATATGTAGACACCTTGATCTGGAAAGTATTTAAATACTTTCCAGTAGTCGAGGAGTCATCTCCGGTGCTTGGCCGTACCTCCTTTCTTCATTATCAAGGAGAGAGGGAGTGCAACTCGCTCCATCGCCCTTTGGTTAAGGGCTATGTTGTGAGATCTATCATCCCTAAGAATCCTCTTTC